GGAAAGATTTTAAGTTATAGGAATGGAGCAACTGGGGAACTCACTGTTGAAATGTATATAGGAACATCTATGGATGATCAATACTGGAGCGATGATTTATTCTGGTGCCCATTGCTGCCATCGACCAAATTTCCCTTTATCAATGTCACGGCAATAACCGGCAATAATTACAACACGCCCGATGCTGCTCGAAATGCTCTGCCGAATACTTACAATAAAAAAATCGGATTGGTTTTTACTTATAGAGATTTGACAAACAGATATAGGGTATATCTGTACAATTCTGAAACGAGTAATTATATACCGCTTGATTCTTACATGTACGATTCTGTCGTGTATAATGCAAACAAATCTAATACGAGGTTGTCGATAAGCAGTATTAACAGAAAAAAAGGATTCATTTTATCGTATCAAAACGAAGACAGGTTTATAATTGAAATATATAATTCTGATAGTGTAGAGAATTCAAATTGGATAAATGACAAGAATTGGATCGAAGTATTAACCATTGACTCTCTTGAAGAGGTTAAAAACGACTTGATGACAATACGACACATGTTGCAGGATGTGTCAATCAACAAGGTATATGACGAACTTTTGCTCGCCAATAAGACAATAGACGGAGCCGGAAATATTGTAAATGGGAATGGGATTGTTATAGAAAGAATTGATATACCGGCAGGAGAAGAGTATATCTATACCAATGCATATTCGGTTTATTTTTATAGAGATAATGGCACGCTGCTTGGTACGGTTAATATGGGTGCTTCAACGGGAAAGAATATCTCAAAAAGAGAGATACCATCAGAAGCATCATATTGCAGGGCTTGGAATAATAACGCAAGAGATTTTTATTATCTATCATTCAATGAGAATTTTATTCCGCTTGAATTCGGTATAACACAGCTTCCTGAAACTTATTTAGATAAAAATCTGATAACAAATGATAATCTTATTGATGGGTATAATAATGTAAATGGATCGTTACAGTCAAACGAAGCTTATAATACTACACGATTGATTAGAATCGTTGACAACATAACATCTGTTTTTACCAATGCATTTTCAGTCGCCGTGTATGCAGCAGATGGTACGTGGATTGGGTATAGGGGCAGTCAAACAAAAACCTTTAGGGAGGTGATGACAGGTGAAAAAAATTGGGAATATATAATTTTTAATTTCAACAGTGTGGACTCCCCGTTTGTCTCGTTGAATTATTACCCTTGCAATCCGCAAAATGTGAGAAATGTAAAGTTAGATAGAGATGAAATAATCAATATGGCGTATAAGGGGAAGAAATTTTGTTCATTTGGAGATTCGATCGTAGAACTGATCTCGTGGCAGAAGTATGTGTGGAAATATCTTCAATTCTCAACACATTATTGCCGAGGTATCGGAGGCTCCAAGGTTACATCCATTTCCCCACAAACCAAGAAAGTGGACGAAAATGGCTACTATAATGCCGCTCATCCCGAAGAAGGAACTATCACTATACAGGATAATATGTGTGGTGACGGTCGAATAAATACTATTCCGACCGATACGGATGTATTAGTCATATATGCCTCCGCTAATGATATCACGGCAAATGCCCAAATCGGGGAGCTTGACGATCAGGACGAAAATCATTTAAAATACGCCTATGGGCTAATGTTGAGAAAGATTATCAAAAGATTGCCGGATGCCAAGATATTCGCTTGCATACCACATAATTTTTACAACTCTCATAATAATGCTGATTATCCTTATAAAAATAATATAGGATTAACGATACAAGATTACGGGAGTGTGATTAGAGAAGTATGTGCAATATATTCCGTCCCCGTAATTGATGTAAATGCATTAAGTGGGATATCAACGCTTAATATCACAACGTATCTGCAAGACCAGGTTCATCCAAATTCCGCAGGAGGCATGAAGATAGCTAACGTTGTTATTGATGCTTTAATTCAATATGTTCTTATGGATCTAACCAATCCTTACATCGAAGATACAAAAATGTAAAATTATGATAATTAAAAAGTTAATCACTAAAATAATGTTCCGTCTGTCTGTTGAAGTGCATCCGGATGCGGAATGGTTTTAAGCATAAGGGCTGACCTACACCAAGATCAGCCCTTACATTATAGTTATATAATGGTCTACCATTCATAACATAAGTCTACACCTTGAGTGATTTCAAACTTTTAATCTATTTTCTACAAATATTTCAATATCTCAAGCATAGCATTAGCCATTCGAGTCCCTATATATTGATGCCCTATTCTGCCTGGGTGAGTATGGTCTATACTTCCATTTTCGTGATGATATATCAAGTCACAATTCCCTTCTTGAGACATAGCGTCAGATGAACTGTCCAAAAAAGTACCACTGATCCATTGGGTATCTTTCCGAATTATAGTACGGATATGATTATATACCTCACTGTTCTGCATGTCAATAAATGGAATACTACATTCTCTTGCTACGGATTTTAAAGCCTCATTTCTTTTTTCATGGGTGTTCCCTGATATATTAGAATCAGGCTGTGGGGTATATTCTCCAAGCAGTATAATATGCGATGACGGCATTGATTTTTTTAAAGATTCAACAAATGTTTTAACTCTATTACGATAACCGTCATCATATTGGTCATTAATAGCACCTCCTAATAACACATAATCCGCATCTTTAAAATAAGTAATATCATCTATGGCAGAGGAAATAGACGGTCTGGAATCCGTATCTGTTACAAGTCCGCGTTGTCCAACTCCTATGTTTATACACTCCATTCCTAAGTGCCAGCAACATATTGATGCCCATCCCATTGGAGCAAATTCACCTCCTGCCGTAGCTTCTGTAATGCTACTTCCCGCAATAACAGCCAGAGGCTGTTTTAATGTTACTTCAGACACTGTATAGGAATTAGAATACCGTAGCGAATACACTAATGATGAATTCTCTATTATGATTTCACGTTCAATCGCGCTAGCAAATTTAATCTGTGTATAGCTCCTCCATCCATTCTCTGTCAATATATCAATAGCCTTTTCTCCAAGTCTCATCCAGCCATTTCCTTCGTTGACAAGTATACTGATAGCAGTTTTTCCCCTGTGCCCTAATTCGATAGCGTCTCCATTGAACATGAATTTTAAAGGTAAAATTCCACCTCTCTGTCCTGATAAGGTTACTGTCTTGTCAACTGAATAGATATAACTTGTTTGATCTATTCCAATACGATGCTTGCCAAACAAGAATAAGGCTGCTGGATTAATCTTCCCATTTAAAACGAATAGTAATTCTTTGGCATCCTTAATTAATGGAAGAGACGGATAATTGTCGGAAGATTTACGGCTTTCAATTTGATAGTTTAGACGATATATTGTCGGATTAGGCATTAAGGACAGACTACCTGCCTGAGTCAAAGATATCTGTCCACTTTCCGACAATGATATGCCGTTTCCTACAATTAATTTATTCTGCTTAGTATCCAGATCTTCTTTAGTTGCAAATTTTGACGTATCTGATCCGTTTACGATAATATCAGGTGCCAGTTTTTTTTGCTCATACGGAATAAAGTATTCTTCGTAACGAGTGGGGGTATCATCAGATATCATAAGCACTCCATATTGTTTGTTCATCTCAAAATCGTTCACATCTACATTCCCCTTATACCAAGTATAAGCTATCTTACAATTCTCTTCAACTTGATATGGGAACGAAGGGAAGGCGGTATTGTTTATCCGCTCAACCCTGCCGTCAGAATGCCAAAGCGTAATAAATTGATTTGGATTATACTTAACCCAATTAACTCCAATTCCATCTGATACCGAAAGAAAATAACCGCATTGGATTATATTACCGGCGCTTACAGTTATAACCTCAGACGAAAGATAACTTTCATTTTCTTTAAATTCACCAGTATTTGCATCATAAAAACCAATCTTGCTGTTCTTATTCCACCAATTTATTGGATTGACCATTTCTATGGATATATCAGCTTTTTTTTTATCCAAGTCTGACAGTTCCTGCCTTGTCGATAGATCCTGATCGTCAACTGAGATAATGTTTCCAGATATTAATATTCTATCACCCGGCAATAGTCGTTCTTGTTTAATTGACTCTTTGGTCAACATAAACTTGGTTTTTATAGAATCGGAGTTTAAACAGAACACAAGCAATGTTTTCGCTTCCGATGGAACTTCTAATCTTTCAAAATATAAGGGGGTATTTTCGTCTGCTTCCTTAATAGAAATCAACGTATTTTTATTAAAATCAGAGCTTGATTTATAAAATGCATAGACTGCTCTGTGGTAACTACCGGAATACAAGACTGTACCTCTATATATAAATATATTCCCAGCGGAACATTCTGTCTTATAAACAGCATGATTTTTACTGTTAGATGTTTTAACTTCTCCTGTATTAAAGTCTATATACTTGTTTTCACCTATTAGGCTAATTTCAGCTATATTCGAATACGCATTTGATTCGACCATTAGGCTATTGTCCAATCGTTCCCAATATGACGCATCTGATATATAATTAACATCAATGTTATATCCCTTATACTGATATGTTTCGGTCACGCCTTGCATGTTTCTAAATGTCATAATCACATTATACCTTGACAAATCTGTATATGTATTACGTAGATAGGACTTTAACTCTTGTGACTTTATTAACTCACCAAAAGTATTATAACTAATATTGAGACTTTTTTGAATGTCTATAATAACATTCATTGCATGTAATTCAGATATTTCCGTAGTCAGACTCTTACGCGTTTTGGGGTTAACCACCGCATCAGTTATAGTAGCCGGGTAAATGGTTTGTCCACCCTTGGTCAGTTTATGCATTTTTACCATATTGTATTCTATTATTCGCCTAAGTTCCGCCGGAACTTGGGACGTTGTTATTTTATGTAATTATTTATTAATCTTAAAATCACTCAGCACATCATCATACTCCTTATCTGACAGAGATACGCTCTGCACCGCATTGTATGCGGCATAATCCGGATAGGGCATGATCTCTGCTGTGCTCTCATCCGTCTTGCCGGAAACGAGGATAACACCTGTAATCTCCACCGATACAAGATTGCAGATACCTTCGGCAAAATCAGCATCAGAAAGATAGTATTCGCGTTTGACCGACAGAGTGCCGGGACGAAGTCCATGCCTGTCAAAAATGACCAACAGACTACCATCATCAAGCCTACGGCAGTTCTTGTACCCGTGCCCGTCAAACTCCGCAACAACACATCCCGACAGGACTGTACGATAAGTGAACCGGAAGGGAGTATTCACATCCCCATTCAAGTTCTTCTCTATGATCTTAAAATCGGACTGATAATTAATTCTCATAATACACTATAATATTGATGTTACATCATCTATCTCCTCGGCTGTCAAGATGCCGGAAAGGTCAACACTTCCACCGCCTCCGGTTGTTCCTGTAGGACTCCATTTCCCCTTTATCTTGCAATCATATATAGGACCGGGTATGGTATCCCCCACGACAGCCCAGTCGCCCACAACTGGAGATGGGACAGCAGCATGCAATGCTTCTTCCGTAGAAAACAATCCCTTGTTGCGGACACTGTTCTGCTTGACCTTATCAATCTCGGTAGAAGTCTTACTAAAATTGTAGTTAAGCCGATCTGCCGCCTCACTCCAAGTACCTGTTTTATTGATCGAATTAAGTTCCATATCACTTTATTTTATTTGGGCAATTGGTTTTGATCCCATACAATCTCAGAACCTTTAACCATAATTATGCGTCCTCCCATTATCTGGGTCTGATATATATAACCGTCACTTCCTTTTTGCTCGACAACCATACTGTCCGGGCGGAAATACAATACATCATTACTATTCGGGTCAAGCATAGAAACCATGGGAATCAACCCTTTCAGTCCGTATATGCATGATATATCTATCAGGGAGGCGTTCGTATTATCACGCATCTCTATTGAGGGGATTCCATATTCATTTTCCGGCTCAATGCTTATTGTATAGCCATTTGAAGACTTGACTTTTACTTTTCCAACAAATTCAGGATTTCCATCTGCATCCCATTTGATGTTCCCATTGGCAAGCTGCCCGGAACCATCCTCATTCAACAGTATCTTACCATTGGCTATTTCAACTTTTCCCCGGAAATATCCGCCCAAAGCATAGATATATCCTCTCAAGAATACATCACCGCCATGAGTGGCAACGAAGTTTGCCATGTTCGCCCATTCTTCATCCGTAGGCTGGTAATTAGGATCATTACGGAACCTCATCACGGTAAGAATCGCCTGTTCAAGTTTTCCTCCTGCCCAAAATGCCACATCATCATCATCATTGTATATGCCGCTAACTCCGGCTGTGACCTTCTGCATCTTACCATCCTTGTAGTTGCCTAGTTGGATCATATTGGCCAATATCAAACCGCCAAGGATATCCACAGATCCATCCTTAATCGCACTTGCGATATAGTTAATTGCTTGAAATCCGGCTATGGACTTGTCATTATCAAGAATTGAAGGCTTCCAATCGGTAGCGATAGTTCCACGCTCTAGCTGAAGGTCACAAACGGTTGCGGTACCACTGATGAGAAATATACCACTGCCATTGAAGGTGATCTTATGGGTATATCTCTGATAAGAGGACGTAAGAGGCTGAGTTGTGCTGAAATCACCACACGAAACAGACACAGACGTACCTTTAGCCTTAAAGGATATAACATAATTTTCATTTTTAATCAAGGACACGGATTGGGACAAACTACCGATTGAAGCAGAATACCCAGAGCCGGCAGCACTATCTGCGGATACAGTAGCCACACCCGTCCAATACTTTAATTGCTTGCTATATAATTCGGTATCAGCAGACAATTGAGTATCAGAGGACAATGTCTCACTTTCATAATCCCCGGTAAACCCGGAGTTACGCAACAGATTGACACTTCCGACAGCCGCATTGTCTATCGCATCCTGAGCCTTTTGGGCCAGATCGGCAGCCGCCTGTATCTCATCCGGCAAGCCTTCCATGTTACGCCATCCGGTGGACCCCTGCTCGATGTGAAACATACCCTTGATATCCACACCGCCTTTCTGGCTATAACGGATATAAGTGCTCTCATCCTTGGCACCGATATAGGCATCACCATACACATTGATATAGGCGTGTCCGGTAGACTTGTCAAAGCCCAGCCCGATAACTTCTTTACCCGCCAAAGAAAATGTATTGATACCTTGATAAAAAGTGATAGAAGGCGAAGTTTCGTTTACTGATGAAAGGATTATAGCTGCCTGACGGGTGATATCCGTCAAGTGCCCAAGCCCGATGATATCATCACCGGCAGCCGGGACATCACTGTCCTTGTCGGCATTGGTTTTGCTCAAATCAATATAGTCAGATCCTACACCTGTCACCTCACGCCAATAGTAGCGGTTGGATACATTGTGAGATGTACCTTCTTTAATGTTAAATTCTTGGGCTAATGCTAATGTACCGATTGTAAATTCGTTATGGACTGTCACTCCATCAACTTCCGACAAAAAGAAACAACGGTAGCTCTCATCAAGTTCCTCCACCCTGACACACTTCATACCGGCCGGAGATATGATCTGTTCACCACCAACATGCGTCTTCTTCTTTACTTCAAGCTCGTCAAAGACAGCCTTAATCTTCACATACAAGCGGTCAACAACGGCTTGTGTCGTACCATCTTCCAATACAGTCCAACCGCTACCGTTTTTACCAATCAAAAAACCCTTCAGGAACGTGATCAGCTCATTGGCGATATCTTCTTTATCTTTACGAAGAAAATATTTTTCAAAATCAGTTATATCAGCACCAGCATCAATCATGGCCAACAACAAAGATCCGACACGCAATGCCGTATTCGCTCCGGCATTACGCTCATCCCTTATCTGCTCCGCCAATTTTTTTAATGTGTCTTTAATATCCGCCATTTACTTTTTTATTCCAAAGTAACAACAAAGCCAAAAGCCGTAAAAAGACATCATTTCTTTTTATGATGCCCCCATAAATGCGAACGCATGGAGGTGCTGCGCTTGTGATTCGCCTCTTCAATCTTCTCCGCAAGCAGACCACAGAACTCCTCACCATACATATATGCCATCTGCTCTTTCAAGACCATGACCGATGCAAAATAGGCACGTGAGAACCATTCACGGGGTTTGCGAGGTTCACCTGAGGTAATCTTGCCGGATTTTTGTCTGTGCACATAATTCTTGCCTCTCAAATCCGGATTCAAAAACTTCAAATCGCCCTTGTTATGCCCTCTATGACCGTCATTATACAACTGACCGTCGATCTCATATCCCCGCCCCGTACCACAATCCTGATAAATGCCATATTCCATAAACTTATGCTGGATCACAGTCAGTTCACTGCTGCCCATTGTCACATTCTCCGTTATATCATTGTGCAGTAACACCGTATCAACCACGTGCAGTCTCATGATCTTCTCCCTCCAGATAGTGACCATCATCTCGGCCCACGCCTTCTTATACTTTGCCCGATCTTCAGCCGTAGACTTCGGTCTATTCTCATTCCTCCCACTCATCACTGTCATAAATTAGAGATACCGGTTCGGAAACATCAATCATAAAATACAGACCTGTACATCCGGAAATAAAGTATTCACCCAGCTCGCGTGAATACACATTATCCGTATTCAGGTACACCAGTTCGTTATCCAGATTCTCACGGTCAACCAGCATCCTGCTGTGCACCTGGCGGAACAGCCGCCGGCACACCTCCAGTGCCGCTTGGCGTTCCGCCATATCACTGATACGATATCGCATCATGAGAAACACGGTAAAAGTACGTTTTTTAAAAAATCCTCCGGAACGCTTCTCGGTCACTCCGTCATTCGTATCATCTACTGCGAAAAAAGCGGATTCGCGCCGAAGATTCTGAAGAACCTCTTCAAGCGAGTTGATACCGGAACAGACACACGGATAAAAAGCGTGAGCCTTGGCCAATTTGTTTTTTTTGCACATTCCTTTAAAATAGGACAGCGCATCGAATAAATTATTTGCATCCATATCTCTGTTGTAATTCCTGTGCCTCGCGAGCCTTCTCATTCAGTTCGGTCAACGCCCGCCAGCAATCCATCTGCAATACTTCTCTCTCCTTTGTGATATCCCCGCCTGTCAATGCCCGAATCTCCGCGTTGACGAGTTCAAGCATATTAAAGGCTTCACCCTCCAGTTGTTCCGGAGGACGGAACAGATAGGGAAAGCATTTTGTAAAATGATTCTTAACCGATGCAATCCACAAAAACACGGACAGCAGTTCTTCTTCCGAAGGATTGAACCGGCGGGGATGCCGCCCTTTGCGATCCACATACAACAAAATTGCCATGGAACGCAGAAGAGCGTTATCGCGCGTGCGTAAAAAGCCCTGATAATAATTCTCAATACTGACATACTCCTTAAACGGAACATCATGCAACCGGGCATCCACCGACCGGAACCTGCCGATCCGCCACAAACAGAAAGGCATATCACCCGGACGCTCGATAAAATCCAGCATGTGCAGGAAAGACTGTACTTGCCACGAATGAACAAAGAACCGAACCTTTTTCCATCCGTTGCGAACAGAACAAACCCACCCGTCCTCCTGTCTGCGCAATACAGTGATTCCCAGCAGCCGGACAAAGATATATGTCTTTGCCGTGACCGGATCAAAACGAGTCATGATATAACACACATAACGCAATTGCCATTGCTCCAGCTTGTGCCATGCATCCGGCAGATGGAAGTTGATCAACCTATCCCCAAAAGTAGCAGGTGTCTTCTTTTTCATTTTTATAGTATTCAAAATGTTTTACCTTATACGCATCGCTATCCTTATACGCCGGAAAATCGTCCGGACACCTCTCCAACAAGTTAACCACATTCGCCAGTTCCACGCGGAATGCCGGCAACTGCTTGTTGATCCAAGAACCTATCGCCCTACGGAGCGCACAAACCAACGGTATCTCAGCTTCAGCCAGAGACTTATGCCGGATTTGTTCAAGCAAATGATCAAATAAAACTGCGGATATCTCGCGCCGGATATATTCTTCAGCCTCGCTGATTTGCGGACGAAGTTCGAGCAGATCAGTACGGATGGCTGTCGGTCGGCCTGCAAAATCACGCACATGGGCACCGGTATAGTAAAGGGAACTGATCACCAACCGGGCACAAACTGAGGAAGACCAAGCGTCATCACCAGTCATGCCCTCAATAATACAGTCCAGCGCATAATCCGCTTCACGCTGTATCTGCACGCGCAACGATTCAACCCGATCACGTGATGCCGGAGATATATTCTGGTTATTGACAATACCGAACCCCGTATCCGTCAGTATCAGATCCAGCCCCGGGATCGCCTGATAAAACGCATCAAGACAGATATAACGGCACACATCTTCTTTAACGGGCAGCGTATCCACATCCGTATCACTCCCCAGCACCGTGCCGAAGAGCTTATGTTCAGCCTGTTCAAACCGATCTTGTATCGCATCAAACACATACACGTTTGCCGAAGCAGCTGCAAAAACGACCTTCTCAAAAGTCTGTTTATCAATTATCATCTTCATCGTTATTATGGTTTATCCGGTTAGCAGTCGTTGATTTGGCATCGGTATTCTGATCCAGTGTCGTGAGCAGGATCATCGGCACATCCGGATAGACCTTCTCACCCCATCCGTTATAATGAATCACCACATTATGCGGCATGTACATCAGATCATGAAAGGCAATCTCAAGCGACTGCTTGAGAGTAAACAGCTCACGCTTGTCAGAACCGGAGTTATTGGACTGTGACTTGCCCGGAGTGGCCCCCACCAGATTGGGATGAATATTATCACCATAACAGGTGATATTGGACGCCTCTTGAATATCTTCAGACCAGTCGCCACCCTCTTTAGTCGTATCAATCACATTGATACGCACCATACGGTTCTCCTTGCCGTTAGGATCGATGTAATAACCGGTAATCCAGACCTTGCCGGAATTCTCGATGCCGGACACAAAATTTTTAATATTCTCTTTTTCTTTCTTAATGCGCTCCAGCTGCTTTACAGGCTCGGTTATGTGCTCTTCAGCCAACAGATTGGACCAAAAATCCTTGTGGACTTCAACCTGGTACTTAACCGTCGCATGATTCTTCAGCTTGGCTTTTTTCCCCTTACCAATCAACCGCTTGATGTCAAACCAGTCGCCTCGAAAAATAGAAGTATAGTTGGGTAACGGATAGTATCGGCAGCCGGGTGTCGGAAAACGGACCAAAATGGCAAACTTGCGGTCTTTAGTGGGTATGGACTTTTTTCCGTCCTTGCCGGGCGCACGCCCCATCCGAACCTCCAGATCACCCAACGGGTCTTTTTCGTCAAGCAGCGGCAGCACCTCGATCTCATCCTCACGCAAGGCCGACTTCCGGAAGTTGCCATAGAAAACATGATTGATACGCCCCTTGTCATCCGCCTTTTCGAACCGGCAATAACAGGCCTCCTTGTGCCGGAGCCTGACAATCCGGGAACCGTCAACAGACAGTATGATCACCGACACACAGAAAAAATAATACTTCATATCTGTCGCCTGTTCAAGCATGAAGGAAGGTATACTGTTATGCAGCATCCATTTTTTAATTTCCTTATCAACAGTCGGTCTGCCCGTATCATAGTCATTATACTTCTGCCCGGCACCATAACAAGTAAGCACATTGAACAACTTGTTCTGAGACATCACCTCGTCAACCCCTATCAACCTGATCAGCTCATACGGTAGCCTGTTGTCAGCGCCCCAGTTCACGTATTTATAACCTTTCGCCCCCGGCAACGTCGTCGAGGACACATCTTCGCCATCCTCGTCAAAAACCGCCGAACTGTCCTCGACCGTCTCCATGGACGCCTGCACGCCGGATTTACCCACCTCAAACACACCTGAAGGGATATAGTCCAGCCGCACCCTGTTGTTTGTCTTATTTTTCATAAATAAACCTCCATACCATTAATTGAAAACAATGTGATATCACGCAACCTGCGCGGCAGTCCGGATTTGGGACACTTGACCAGATGCGTGCCTCCCCGCCAATGGGAACCGATACAGATCACCCCCTTGTACTCAATGATGTCACCTGTGGACAATTTCCAGACACGCAAATCAACCGGCTGTCCGGATTCCAGCAGCCGGATGGCATCAAGCCTATGTATTACCTTTATGCCCATATCACTCAAACGTATAATCAAATGTATTATCAAACACACGTCCGGCACGCGGCAACTGCAAGATATTGTGATTACGCTGCGCATACCGATAAGAGAATGTAAAGAACGGCAAATGATCCAGATCGTTGCTGCGCTTCGATTCCGACTCGGTGATGGTAACCTCCTTGCCCACTGTCGTACCGTCCAGCAGATAAATCTCTTTAGATCGGAACAAATCATCAAGCCACAACGCCATCTCATGTGTCAACACACCCGTATTGGCCTTGAACACCTTGGTCTCATCAATCCGATAATTACGGAACATGCCATTAGTGTAAGCGGTGGACCGGACGTATTCCGGCTCCAACGCATGAGTTCCAGTACAGTAAACCGTCTCCTGGCACCCGAAAGAATTGGTGAACAACAGAACCGGAGCGACATCGGGCGCATCAGGATCGAGTGAGAAAGTCTGCGTCCGTACTCCGGCATGAATAATATAGCGCACCAGCTCGAAGCCCGGTTTGACCAACAATTCGGGAGAAACTTCTACCGTAACGATCTTGTCCGTATCTGTCACCTGCCGCAAACTCACCTCACGGGTAGACAAACCGTCTTCGTCCCGGTAATAGACACAGGTAGCAGTCACAGGACATGCCTCAGTCGTGACCAGATGCACGAACTCCTTGCGCCCTATCGCCGTAATCTTCTCTCCCATCAGCGTGGACAAAAAATAGCCCGCCATAAAATCCGCAGCCGGCATGGAGGACTCCGCAGCACAGAACTGCACCGTAAAGTTTTTATTCTGTTCGGATGATCCGTCCGTTATCCGATAACTGCACCGTTCTATCAGGTTTGTTGCCAAATACGGTTCAATCAAGCCCTGCAAATCATTGATGGTTATCCGGCCGGAAGCATCCGGAATGTAAGTTTCGGACAGAATCTCTTTTTCTCCGACTGTCAATGAGAGAACAGCCTTATTCTGATCCGTAGCGAACACCAGCTCGTTCAGTCCGGAACTAAAGGCATAGGCCGGGATATCCTTTACTAAAACTATCATATAACCTTTTTTATTTCAAAAATAAGGCAAATACCACAACCTATAAAAGACAAGGACACCCTGTCTTGCAACAGAATGCCCTCTATGTAAAATGTATAAAAAATGTTTCTTATCGACGCATCATCATCCATTTGGGACGATTGTCACTGTCTATATGGATGTGATAGCCTTTATCACGCATCGTAGATGCAATATCATTCAAGGACAACTCCACCATATCAGACAAATCATCTTGAATATCTTGTGTGCTTTTCAACAACACACCATCACCATCGGGTTGATCAGCCGGAAGAAACGCCATCAGATATTCAATCAATACATATTCCTCTACACGAGATTGATTGGGAGCAGAATTATTTTTCATGCTTCACCTCCTTTGTAACATAGTCATGCAAAAACGCATCTAATCGGATTAATTGTTCATGATTTATTTCGGATATATCTCCATAATTTTGAGCAAATAAATGGAATTTGACTTCTTTATTACCGTCACTACCTATCTCGACAGTCTTCATTATTGAAAATTCGTCATTCATCGCAAACCTCCTTCCAGCATTTTCGGGTTTGAAGCTTCACAGAAACGGAACTCGCCGCGTACTGGATAAATATGAACTATGAAGACAGTATTATACGGATTCTTATTGGGATAGACCTCAATATGATCATTGTTTCTGGAAACAGCCACATGAAGCGGTTTGGTTCTTGGAAACTCTTCATCCAACATGGACGCTTTGGCACGAATACTCTCAATAAAGGCATCACGTGACAGTTCATCAGGAATCAATACATGAGTGAAAGTGGAAATCCACTTGTTCATAGCCCTGCCTTTATTGTTGACAGACAGGTAAGTTTTGGGTTCATCAATAAAGAATTTCATCTCAGACCTCCTTTCCAAGCAAGATGTAACGACACAACAAACCAAGCCAGGCAAAGCAATGCAGGAACAGCCGACACAAAACCGGCACATACCAATGCAGAAAAAGCCAAGGAAGCATGAGCCATAAGGCACACCTGACGGTTAGACACTGATTCTTCAAGTACGGAAGAAAATAATTGATTCTCACGGTTCAGCCACATAGTTAGGACTGACGATTTGCTCACGACATTTATGTCGGTAGCAGGAATTGAAACTGTTTGTTTCATACGATTATGGTTTTGTTTAGCATTTTAGACAGATAAACGGCTGTCCTATCCCGTGTCGCTAAACAAAACCATAATCCACTCCGCAGAGCAAAAATAGTTGGGAAAGACAGCCGTAACTTTATCACAAAAGTTGTGACTTCTACAATATCTTAATCTATTAGGCACAAAAAAAGCCCATTCATCATGAGCATTAACCGTTGCTCTAACGTCATGAACACACATGGTTTTGTTTAGCACCGCAAATATGAGGATTATATTTGAGAGTGCCAAACTTTTTATTAAAAATCATCTGTAAATGTTCTCTTTGTTTTAAACGCTTCCTTAATTAAATTATATTCATCTATAATGAATTTACTTACATTATCTTTTCTTGGTTCAACATCATAAATATTATCATTCACCTCAAATCTAATTTTCTTAAACCCTTTTTTTAAACCGTCAATCAATTCATCTGTCAATTCTATATAGGCATAAATATCATAGGTGTAAAAAACACTATATGTTAGAACATGAGATTCACCTACCGTATCTTCATCATAAAATAAATTCTTGGTTTTATAAACTGAATCATCTCCAAACTTTATCAACACAGGAGAATCTTTTTCTATTTTTAATTTTGTGTCAGCTTCATGAATACCAAAACATATTTGATAAGTTATAATAGAGTCTCTCTGAATTCCTAAAACCATAATGCGAAGCGACCTTTCTTTTGTTGAAGTACCAATGAAGCTATATCGATAATCACCCCATATCCATCTTAATCCATCACTTGAAATCTCATCTTTGGCTATAGACGCTTTTCTTTTTTGTGGATTAGAAAAAAGCTCTTTAATGGCCTTGGGTGGTGTTATTGCGCTATTTTGTGCATGCGCCATTAAACTCAATAACATAAAAACAACAAATAGGAATTGCTTTAAAAAAAATTGTTTCATATCTTATACAATTAATAATTTTTGACTACAAAGATATAAAAGGAAAATCGTATCTTTGTAAAAAATGAAATGATTATGACAATAATACAGTATATTAAAGCCAATTACAAAAGCAGGGACAAATATCTATTCATCATGTGCTTTATCATCAGCTTTATAGCATCCATGATAGCAAAAATGATATAATAGATCCTACAATCGCACCTATTATTCCGATGATTATTTCTCTCTTGAAATCATTCTTTTCTCTTTTTATCTCTGTCTCAGAAAGAAAGTTTTCATAAGAATTCAATCCCAACCGCATCGCCTTTTCTCCTTCTTCCGTCAAAAAGAACATTTTGGCATCTCCTTTCAAAAGCTTAGATCCCAACAAAACTCCTAATACAATATTGATGTCTTTTAAACTATACAGAGGTTTGCCCACTCTGAAATACAAATAATCTTTTACGCCTAAATAAGACCCACGACCATTATTGTATGTATATTGTAAAATGGCATCAGCTATCTCTGTTTGAATCTTATTCATTTTATTAAAAAACATCTCCTCATATCGTGCGCCAACCGGAACCACCCGGAACCCGATTTTACGGGTTACACGATATGAGGAGATGCAAATCGGTTTTTATTTGGCAATGCCAAAGTTAGGAATTCTTTTGTGATTGACAAACGAAAAAAAAGAGAAAAATCCCGTCAAGAAAAACTTTATTTATTCTTCTCCATCTGTAGCATTCATATCTTTAGGCTTTAAAGTATTTTGCTCACAAGCATCATCCCCCTTCACCTCAATAGTATTATTTGTCAACAAATCTATTTCTTTATCAAACAGTTTAAATATTCTTTTAGTAATCATCAAAAGATTAAGCATTATATGCACTATACCACCATAAAACAATGTTCCTATAATAGTATATATCAATCGATGATAGCTTATTGAAATATTTATATATGAATTAACTATTTCAAATCCAACTTGCTTCCCATAGTTCAAATTCATGAATAATGAAAGAATCAACATTAACAAAGAAACGGGTATCAAATAACAGATATTATAAAATGTTTCTTTAATCAACGGAACTCTTTCTTTATTATGTCTAGTTACTATTTTATTCATAACAAAAGAAATCAGAGTCGCAAGAAGATTAATGAAAATAGGGATAAATATTGACAGAAATAAAGTCAGAGTGTTCATGATTTCCTTTGAATCCGCATAAAACAAAAGAGCAAAGGAGAAACCAAGAGCCAATGGTATAAGATAAAAAACCAACCAATTACTGGTCTCAGATTTTAGAACCTTATTTTGGCGTCTAAATATTTCCGTAATATCAATAAACGTAAAATTCATAATCAACTAAAAATAGAGAATTCTGTATGTTCTTTTATAAATGCCTTAACCTTTTCTTTTATAGAAACATAGGAAGAAAATCCCTTAGTATTAGTATCAACTATAAGATCATAATAAGGACGAATTAAATCTTGCTGCATACTATTCAAATACAATGTACGCGTTTTAGCCTGCTTCCCTGTTCCTATAGTCGTTGTTACCTTCCTATTTGCATTATCAAATATATCATTTAATTCTGAACTTTCAAACAAAACCTCCTTAGAATTGATCATTCTTTTAATATCATTTTCTTTATCTTGCCCCAAATTGTTCTTGAACTTTACGACCAACTCCATTGTATAATCTGCCCTATCAAGATTTCCAAAATAACGATTTGCCGTATCCGAACTTTCCTTGCTAGCCGTTAAAGTAACAGAATTATACCGTCCAGTGTTTAGTTCCTCCAAATACGAGGAAAGTATGATATTTGTTTTTTCAATAGAATATCCTTTATCTATACCATAATAATTATTTATAAATGTTTTTAACAGGATTACCATCAAGGGAAAAATACCCTCATTATCTGTACGTTCCAATATCAACAAAGCTTTAGAACCACGACGGGGAATTTTCAAGAAATAGAAAAAAGGCTTAATTATAGCCTGGTCTTTATCTACCTTATACGCAATATCATTAGGAGAGTCTTTATCTGCGATCTCATATTCTTTACCATACGCACCTGTTTCTATTATTCCGCAAATATACCTTTCCTCTACATTCCTATGGTGATACTTGACCGTTTCGCCTTCAGCATTTATTTCCTCAGCAGGAATTCTTACAGTTCGTTGTAGGACTGGTATATCTCCTGTTTTATTCATATCAACATGATGTACAAAACCACAATCCTTACTTGAGAGTATATCAAAAAAATCAGGATCCTCTCCAAAATCTAATAATTCTCCTCTTTTTTTTATTTGAATGCCAAAAACTTCTATAGTAGTTCTCATAGTAATATGGCGAATCCCTTATCAAAACGCGCCCAAAGGTATTAGTGTAACCTTAACCCGATTTTACGGATTACGTCTTGAAAAGGGATTCATGTCCTGTTTTACCAGTATTTATGTCACTAAATTTGAGGGCACTGCAAATATAATAATAATATCTGACAATACAAAAGAATACTTTTATTCCAATAAAAAGGCTCCCACCCCGTGGGAGCCTGACTAATCAAGTTGCCTGTCATGCTGTCAAACAATAACTACACAACTGATAAGAACTCTTGACCGATACGATGAATACCGTCAATAATACGTTTCCGCTGCTCCTGGCGCGGAGTACGCAAACCGCTTGCATAATGTGAAAGTTGTTGCTGGTTGATACCCGAAGCCCGTGAGATGGCAGCCAACGAAGTGAACTGCTCGCACTTACGAAGTAAGGCAGCCATTCCCAATTCAACATCAAACTCATAATCACCTCGAACCAGCCAATCGGGAAGCACCTCACCATCCTGCACCAGCCCTTCAATATGCTCACGAACCGCAGCAGCCAGTTCATCCATTAGCCCCTCATAGCTTTTGGATGTAGCGACAACCATTCCGCACAATACATCCTCTTCGGTGACCGCACCGAAATTCTTGTCACACCAATCTACTTTTACTTTAATCTTAGCCATAATCCCATACTTATCTTTTTAGCAGGGTGTTATTTCCACCCTGCCTGTTTCCAAATACTGTTTAATAAAAATTGACTCAAAACCTCACTCTCATGCCCTCTGACCGTCACCCTGCCTTTTTTTGTCGGATGCTTGAACTGCCGGTGATCGCCCCCTGAGCCTTTCAACTTCACCCATCCATCAGCTTCGAGCAATTTAATCACCTCTCTAACCTTGTATTTTTTCATTATGTGTTTATTGTTATTGTTTGACTCCACAAAGATATAAATATTTATATCATTCACCAAATAAAAACGCATAAAATGATATTATTTTTTATATCATCCCCTCCGTGGTTGAAGGAACGGAAAAACAAAAAAAATTCCGCTGTCCCGTCGGCTGCCGTCGTGTGAACTTGTGAGCGCGGCGGCAGCCGACGGCAAATTTTCAAGCCTGCCCCTAAAAACAGGCTCTTTCTTCCCTATCACAATTTCCCCTCATCCCTGTAAGAGTAATATGTCCCATTCCCAAAAATCACATGGTCCATTAACTCAACCTCCATCAACTTTCCTGCTTTAGACAGCTTTTCTGTTACATCATCATCCTGCCTGCTGGGGTTGACCGCTCCTGACGGATGATTATGCAAAACCACCATTGCCACCGCACAACAAGACAAAGCCTCTTTCAATACCAACCGTACATCCACCATTGTGGAATCAATTCTACCGATTGATATTCTCTTCCTTTTGATTACCTTATGGGAGTGGTTTATAAAAACCACCCAAAATTCCTCCTGTTTCAAATCGGTCATGACAGGATACATATAATTATATATATCCTTGCTGCTCAATATCTTTTCCGGCTCTTTGTTCTTGCATCTCTTGTATAATTCGATAACAGCTTCGGCTACTTCCCTGCGTGCCGGTGTCAGACTTTCCAAAACTTCTTCAAAAGTCATATTTTCCTGTTTGGAAAACTCCCTACGGTTCGTCACCTTATAAATTAACTCACTCTGATTCAACGCCCTGTAATCTCTATCAAATAATGTATTCATACCCATTTATTTTAATAATGTTCTACCTAAAAAATAACCTCCCAACACTTCAGCACCGAAATTTTCAATCTCGCACGCAAAACGGGCATAAGAAAAGCCACGGGTTATAATATCATCGAAAAGAAGCACCTTTTTTCCGTTAAAAAAATCCCGATTAAACTTAATGATATGCACCGATTCAATATTTTTTCCGTTTTGGTTCTCATGAACGGCAAGCCGTTCCCCCTCAATGGTTATCGCCTTGTATGCGTTGGTAGCACCCGTCAAACGGCACACCTCTTCCGCAAATTCCTCATAACGGATAGCATTCGCCACCGCCGTACAGGCAGGAATACAGGCAAATGTTATCGTATCACACAAACTACCGAACTGCGCCCGTATCTGCCTAGCCACCAGTTCCGCCACCTTGCCGCTACGTCTGCCGTCCTTAAAATCCCATATCAATTGCCGTATCTGCCATTCCTTTTCGGTAGCTTCGTACTTTATCGGCAAATAATCGAAAAAAGAGATTATCGGCTTTTGCCACTGTTTCAAATAGTAATCGTTGATTTTCTGTGCCATAATCATATCATTTAAATTCTTGAACTTGAAGCCCGGAGGGTGTGAGCCTTTAACCTCTTTCTCCCTGCCTGGAGCTTTTTTTTATTCCGTCGCTATCGCTCGGGGTATGTTTCGCCTTTATGCTGCATCAGAAGGTGTTACAGGACACATAAAGACAAGTTTTCAGAAAAACCAACGGCTTGAATACTACCCTTCAGGGTGGAGATTTTTTTCAGAACAGAGCCTGAACTTGGCATGTGGCATGGAACATTTACCTTCGCAGTATAAAGGAGATACATATCACGGGGGAGAGCGACAAACAAGGGCGACAGGCAGGAAAGAGAGAAAGAGACAAACCACATCAAAAGAACTAACGAGTGTTCTTTTACCGCTGCTATCGTGCGTGCGAAAATCCGGTATTCGGCTATAATGAAAGCATAGCCAGCGGATTTTCGCACGCACGATAGGGTGATAGCATATTGGAAAACAATGAATTACATTTTAAAAAGCCCTGTTTTTACGCTGAAAATCTCAGTTTTCCAGTGCTCAAAAAAATGATTGCCTATTTACCAAGCATTTACAGCCTTTTTCACCCGCACTTTGTGCGGAACTAGCGAAGCGTACCCCCCACCGCGCTATCGAAAAAATCATTACCCACCCCCAAAAAGCAGCGGAATATGTAACTTATTATTACCAAGCGGACGGTATGCCGCAAACTAGGACAAAAAAACCGCACATCATATGATGCACGGTAATGAGATATACACTTCGGTAATCTCTACAACGCGGAAGTAACAAACAGGTTGATATGGGTATGTGGAAATTTCTCACAACCGATACACAAGGTATCAAACGCATCGGAGCCATCGGTACGCCCTTCAAGCCGGTCCTCCTCCGTTTCCGCCAGCTTCTCACCCCGTTTGTCCTTGCCCCCATTGTACACACCTGCCGTCTGGATGGATATCAGCAGATCTTCATTATTCTGCTCGTTAAAGAAAGGTATAAGATTCGCCTGTCCGGACAACATACGGTTGACCAGCAGATATTTCTCAATGTGACTCATAGGCTTGCCTATATACACTTCATCCACCTGCCAGCCACGCTTGCGGAACTCATGCGCAATAACCCACCTGAAATCCTGATCATTGACTGCATAATTGGAACCCAATGCCGTACTGTCATAGTAAAACACCACCTTCTTACGCTTGTGATGCCGGTAATAAGTACAAAAATCATCCACCAGTTCAGGCAACTTACGTTCGTACTTTACAAAGAAGGACTTGAGCACTCTCAGCTTGCGCCCCTGCGGCTGTCCTGCCACCAGCCAGTTGATATTCGCATTGTAATCGAAAGCTATGCAGATGGGCATTTGAGTCTCCACATCGGCATCAGCCAACGAAGTGGGAACCTTGAGCTTGTCAAACTTGTACTCCAAACTGTCAAGGTAGGAAAAGTTGGTAGCACTGTACTTGTGACCGGAACGCAACGAAGAATAGAATCCGTCACGGGTGATGCCTATGCGCTTGCACAGGATAGCCGTCATGAAGGTCAACGGAGGCAGGTCACGTTTCATGTCATTAACCCACTTCTCACCCAACACCTGCATGTTCCAGATACTTGAATATTCCTTGTACATGACCGCTACGGAACGCATCCGACACAGATCACGTGAAAGAGTACGGAGATAAGAACGCAGATAAGCAGGTATCTCCTTACCTGCCGCAACCAGCTTCTTGATTTTATCTTTGGTCTTCCATATTTCAAAAACAGCGCCCTGTATCACCTCAATCAGTTCGGGATCACACTTCTTCTCATAATCCAGGAACCAAGACCCTTTTTTAGTGACCGGCATATCAGAGGAGATCAACATGCCATGGTGAAAAAAGTGATGCCCGAAGTGCTGCTTGTTACCACGATTGGCCGGAAGTGTCTCATCCTTCAGCTGTTCGAAGTCAATAAACTTGGCCTCGTCAATATCCAGTGCGTCATAAGAATGCGAGTTGGATGTACCGCTCCGGTCCTGAGAAATGATATAGCCGATTGATCCGTTATACAAGGATAGAATATTCTCCCAGTTATCGGGTTCAAAAATAGGCTCACCCCACCCCCATGACTTCGGCGGCTTGCGACCGACACACCAATGCAGGTCACGCTTAAATCCCCAGTTCTCCCAATGTATCAGCATGGAGGGCAACGTATTAGTCAAGACACGCTTGCAGTTGGCACCGACAAATCCTGTAATGGAACCGGGCATACGCTGCATGTTGCGCAAATTCCATGCCGCATGAATCAATCCTTTCCCGATACCACGACCACCCACAATCACCGAATCTTTGGCCGCCGTGTACATCACTTCCTGCTGAGGGTCATTAAAGTATTGTTTCATTATTCTTTCGGTTTAGGATTAAAGATATCATCTTCATTGAACTCAACCTCTTCAAAGTCCACATCCTCAATATCGTCAGACCAATATTGTTGAATCTTTGATTTAATTCTATCCCGGACATTAGGAATAGGCTTGATGCCAAGCACGGTCGGATCATCCGTCGGCTCGAAAGGCTGCACTATAATCTTATCATAACCTTTGTCCAAGATGTCTTCTTTATCCAACTGGGTGTATTTGCCATAATAATTGGCGGCAGCCCCCATGGCGCGCGCATCCTTGATACGCCGGGCCATTTCGAAGGTCTCATCAATCATCTGGCAGAACTTGTAGCGATGGTAATCCTTGGTTGTCTTGGCCAGATCACCCAACAGACGCTTGATAATGCGTACATCATCGTATGCGGAAGATTTGCTGATCTTGTAGCGATACTCCAGTTCCTGCACAATCTCCAAATCTTTTTTGCGCGGGAACTGTAACCAGTAATTATACATATCCCGGAGCCGGATCAACCGCTGTTGAATCAGTTCGGGAATGCCGTCAGCCGCCATCTCGTTGACATCGGCGAACAGATATTTCTCACATACTTCTATCGTAGCAGGTACAGGCATAGTTATTACAGATCTTCATCAGCGTCCATATTCAACAGATAACCGTTTGTCAACGACACCGCCAACGGACTGCCCACATTCGCCAGTTCGATCTCCTGTCTACGCAGTTTCAGTGCAGTGGATGCTTTGGCGTGATAATACGCCCTGGAAACAGGCGAATTACGGTCAAGGATATCCAGACGCAACGTGTCCGCATCCACATCAAGCAGCACTGCCATATCGGATATAGGGGTCAGCAGAGCCGCCAGCTCGCTGATCCGATCAAGTTGTTCCGTTGAATAGACCATCCAGTTGTATAGCGTTAGTATTAATAATATGAGCGTAGCGCTCTCTCAGTTGTATAAAAACAGCGGGATCGGTTGTGATGATTCCGCTCTCGACACGATTGCCCCTTGTCTGATTCTGTGAGGTGCATATCGACACCTGCCACCTTGCATTTTGAATGAGAATCACTTTTGAATGATTTTCAGACAGGTACACTTCATCGAACACATTGGCAATGAAAGTATAAAGATTGACCGTCTTACGGGATGCTTTCAAGTCCGCCAACATGGTAGCCCGGGTAAGCTGACCGCGCCGCTTCAAGCGATAGATCCGGCGGAGAAACTCTTCGGAAGTGGAAAAGGTGGAGATGTAAATCTCCGCCGGACCAGTCTCGCTCAGAATCATCTCGATGATGTCGAATAGCTGCACACGGTTATCCAAATACGCTTGCAAGGGTGCTTCGGACAGTGACCGCAACAGTTGCCTAACCTTTTTCATCGGTTGAGATGTTCACTCCCACCGCCGCCAGTTCCGCAGCCTGTGTCTCATCCACCACATTACCGGTAGCAATCAGGAAGTCATACCGCTGCTGCACCTTCTGCAACAAGGCAGTAAACTTGCCGGCATCTGTATCCTTCAACTCCGCCAGCTTCTTCTTGTTATCAGACAGATACTTGCGTGCCGCACCCACTTTTTTAGCGATTTCAGCCGGGTCCAGACCGGAAGCATCTTCCGTCTTCGTCACCGGATCACCAGGCTTATAATCATCGTATGCCTGCAGGTTGGCACGATACTTCTTGTCCGCTTCATCAAGCAGCTTCAGGTATTCGTAACGGTCACAAGCCGGCGCCGACTCCATGCCCTTCAGCTGCTCAAACAACTCTTTGATCTTAAACCATAACGCCCCGTTATCCGTCCACAGACGTTGAATCTCAGGGGGAAGGTGGTCATGATCCATACGCCTGCCTTTGGCGACATTCGCCTCCGGGAACTCATCATCCACATCCAGTACCGGAACACCTCCGTCTATGATCCGTTGTGCGGAAGGTATGACCGTGATATTCATCAGTGCGATATCAGATACGGTTTTTCCATCCAAACGGATTTTCAAGTGCTTGCGCAATTCGTACTCCACCTTATCGGCAAACTTTTCCGGCTTGCGGATTACATTCTGAAACAAAATCTTATTACGGTTCAAGGACAACAACAGAGTGGCACCCGCCACCACATCACGCTCAGAAGGCGGTGTATCCAGATAGTCCTGTATTTTATGAGTCAATTTCTCATCCATATATTAAAATATTAAAAAAGTGGCGGCATAGACCAGCCACACCACCACTCCGATTTATAAACTTAAAGAATCAAGGCTCATCCAAAGAAGAATCGCTCCATGCGGAACCGTCCGCACCGGAGATATCCCCATCCTCCGTCTCAATTTTACCCGGATAGAAAGGAGCCGGGCACACATCGGTCGCTTCTATCTCAAGCGTGGTACCGGCCTCTCCGGTTACTCCCTCGCCCAATGCCTGGGCGGGCTTGGTCACTGTCTCGAACTCCTCACACCCCATCACACGGAACTTGCCGTTGCGCTGCTGTACAAGAAAGACCAGATCATCGGCCATCGCCTGACGGCAGAAACCCGCCGCATCTTCTTCAGTACCCGGATGCTTGATCGTGCATTTGTTCAGAGACGTGGTGCTCGGACGTTCTCCCTGCACCTCGGTAGTCACATTGGATTTGGCGGACAAGGAATTGATCGTAAGCCACTTCTTTTCCGCCGCCATCGTGAAATTACCCTTGTAAGTCGCCAACTCTCCCATGCTTTTCGCCTCTTCGAGTTTGGGCAGTTTGGGCCAAGCTGCAATATTGGATTTCTTCTGAAAGAAAACCTTCGGACGGATGCCCGGAAGCACCGTCTGACCGTCACACCAGTTCAGTGACTGGTAAATATCCGCTGTCGTACAATCTTTTGCCATATCACCTCCTTATTTTAGATCGGGGTTGTACCATCAATGGATGCCACCAGCAGACGCTCCTTGGACAAACTCTCGAACTCCACACCGAAAAACATCGTCGCGATGAACTGGAGCACAAATGCCTTGAAGCGTGCCACCTCCACGTTCTCTTCCTCACCGGTCTGATTAACACCCACCAGCATGTTACGCTTGACCGTCATGTGGATGAACGGACTGTTCTTCTTATTCGCCAACGGCACAATGCTCACATTGTCAAACCCCTCGACATAGTATTGCTTGTATTCACGGTTGTACGGGATCGCTCCTGTAGTGCTCTTGTAGTCCTCACAATAGTCGAAAAGCACATGTTTCGGAACAAACAGCTTGACCGAAGACTCCTCGGTCAGCATATCGTCAGCCGCCATGCAGACCGCTTTGAGCGTATCGACGGCATTTTCTTTGGTAATCGCCTCAATGACCTTGTAGTTGCCCAACTCTTCAGAAAGTTTTTTGCCATCCAGCTCTTTTTTAGTAATGGTGTCAAAGCCATTGAACAGATCCTTGGAAGTCTCACCCGAATCATTACGGACCGCATTCCACAGTACCATATTCAGGTTCTTGCCCAACTGGGCGGTCAGATACGCCAGCACCTTACGGGTGATCTCGGTATTCTTCAACGCCTCGCCCTTGGTAATGTCGGAACCCCACATGGACTGATAAATCTTGTTCGGTGAGAAATTACGCACGACAGAACCGAAGTAGGTATACAGGGTGCGCGGATTGATCACCACCTCACTGTTATCCTCACGGGTTTCGGAGTACGGTCCGAACTGCATGTCACCCGACAGTTCACCCACAGTCTCGGCATAACGGATTCCCGGACGTAAGGTCATGTGCTGCAAAGAACGTGACAACCCCAATACAGGCATCTGCAACAACTCCTTACGGTACTTGCGAGCACTCTTCTGAAGGTCCTCGCTGGTAATATTCACGCTAACTTGTGCCATATCAAATATAGTCTTTAACTTCGTCATACATGGATGCAGCGGACACCGCATCATTTTTTTCGTCTTCTTTCACACTCGTGGTGGTAGTGTCACCATCGGATTTTTGCAGGTTCTTGATCTGCTCGTCACGCTGTCTGACCAGATCCTTCTGTTCGCCGACCTCCGTCTCCAGCGCATCCAGCCGGTCATTGACAGCCCTAACCTGTTCCTCGGTGAGTATTACCTTGCCATCCGAGTCCTCCACCCCCTCCACATTCAGAAGGGTGTTGATTTTGGTGTAATCTTTTTTCATTTCGGAAACAATAGAAGGGGCGGACTGTTTTTCTTTGGATGAAAACAATCCGTCCAGTTTAGTTAATATTTTGTTTAGCAATTTATGACTATCAGCCGTATCCCGCTCACTCCCGGACGCAACCGGCAAAGGGGACAACCCCAGCATATTGACCTTGCCTTCATAAGCGGCAAGATTGAGCTTATCCTCATCGCCCTCGATGATCTCGTCCACAAAGCCATACTCCAACGCCTCTTGTGCGGTCAGCCACCTGCCCGCCTTCAGAACATCAAGAATATCATCTACCTTTTTGTTGCACTTGGCCGCATACATGTTCGCCAGTACCAAATCGAACTTGTCGTTCTGCAGCTTGTTCTCCTTCAGCTCATCGATGAGCTGTTGGATCTGGTCAGCGTTATACTGCCCCCAGGCATCCACCCAGTTGCTCACCTTGTGCACCAGGAACAGACAATATCTGGAAATGCACACCTTTTTCGCACCCAGTGCGGCAATAGTAGCCGAACTTGCCACCAGCCCATACAGGTAGGCAGTCACGTCTCCATGATCAACAAACTGCTGACGGATATCCAACCCGTCATCAACCGCACCTCCCAAAGAGGAGATGCGGACATTGACAGGCTTGCCTTTCAAGCCTGCCAGCTGATTGCGGACATACTGCTTGGAGTAGCCCCAACGGCCAATGTAGTCATCTATGTTCAGGTTATAGGTCATATCACATTTTTGATTGCAATATTACACTATACCTTATATATATAAAAATACCTAATCTATGATACGAAGCAAGGGCAAAATGCCTGTATAGGTGGCCACCATGGCACTTCCACACCTGGAAGAGAGGGTATCGGGTATAGTATCTGTGAAGGTAATGAGGGAATACGGGCGGTCACCTGAACCCAGCATAAAAGATTCTCCGGACACAGTCCGAAGCCGGAAGCACAGCTTCTTGTTGCCCACCTCGAACCGTTCAGGCAGGAAAACCGCCAGCTTAGATACGAAAACACGCTGTTTGTTCTCGATTTTGTCGCTGACTTCGACCGAAGCCAGTCCGACCATGGGTAACCGCGTAAAGTTTGCGGCCGGTGGAACCAAGGCAAATTGTTTTTTTACAACTGTCATGGCGGTCAGTTCTCGGACTTCACAGTACTCCACGCGGCTGATGTAGTGAATTTCGCTCATAATTGTTCGGTGTTGTTCGCAGTTGTTCGGTGTTGTACAAAAACAGGGGTCTTATCCTCTCTTTTTCTTGTTAAAGAACCTAAAAACATGCCTTTTCGGTTATAGGCATTGCGCATCCGATAGTATTTCTGCCGGACTGTCTCTATGTAGTCAATGTCAATGCCATGCATCTCGCACCAAGCCGCAATTGTCTTGTTCAGCCCCACAGAACTGCTGGTCATATCCCCCAGTTCAGCCCAGAGATTACGCCGGAACAGGTCTTCGATGGATTCAACCACCGCCTCTTTGGCCAACGGACCCAGGTAATTGTACACCGCCGGGTCTTTCGCCTTGGAATCAGGGATCACAATCGCGACCGTATCATCGGACGGCATTTCAGGCAGTTTGTCCGGTGGCAGCTTCTGCAGGAAGCGCCGTATAACCGAGTTCTCATTGCTCTGTGCCGGAAAACGCACCGGATTGCCCAGCGAATGTGTCAACCACTGAGCCAGGTAATGCTCCAGTTTAATATAAAACACGAAATCTTTCATAATCAAAAGTTTATCTACAAAGATACACATTTTCAGCTGTACATAAAAAAGAATAATCTGAAAAATGCGCTTGGAAAAGTACCCGGGACAGGATTTCTTGTATTTTAACAACACGCGTGCATTTGCCCATGAATATATATCGGTACGTTTTTGTTGTATCTTCGGTATAGTTTGATTTGCCCAGAAATTTATGCGTTTTTGCAACCCTGCATTTTTCAACAACAACGCACTGTAAACCACTATATTACGAAGATACAAACTACAAAAAAGCATTTTGCAACCGGGTACATAACTTTGTAATCTTGCATCTTTGCGCCAACCTAATTTAAGTGGTTGCAAAGTTTTTGTAGTTTGCAACCGATCCGCAACCGTTTTTGTAACCGACTTGAAACCGACATAATCCCCTATTTCTTAATTATTTATCTTTCCTTTCCTATTTTGGGTACAAAGTTGCAAAGTTTTAGTACAAAAAAGGAAAAGAGGACGGAGAAACAGCAATCAACCGCCGTCATCGGTTGAAAAATGCAAAGGAACGGTCGGTTATGTATCTTTACATGATGCAGGAAGAATAGAAAAAGGGCGTGTATGTTCCATAACCGAACATACACGCCCATAGGCACAGTAATACAAGGTTGCAATTATCCAAGTCTTTTTTTGCGGGGGCGGGGGAAAAGCTCCGTCCGACGAATTTTGGTATAGTCAGCATTGAGATCGTAACATCGCCAATGCCCTTCGCTGCGCATGAATTCGCCAACGGTGACGAGCATCCAGCGCAGCTTCTCTCCATCAGCCCTCAAGTTCATGCGCTGCCCAGGCTGCATCTCGGCCAAGAAGTTATATAGCTTTAGCATGTATTTTGATGCCTCTTTGTCGGTCATCAACGCGTGAACATATTCGTCTGAGTGCTTAATGAGGTCAGAACGGATTTCCAGAGTCATCATCTTCTATGTTTGCATTAAAGTTAAGCTCGTCAATGGTGCTTCCAACCGACTGAAGGTATATCATATCTTCACTCTTGCCGTCAACCTTGCGCGTGATACGGTCGGAACCGTTGCGCATACTCTCCGGATTCAAGGTTTGAACGTAAGGACATAAGGCTGCAAAGCCCTTGAGCGCCTTGGTAAACCTCTGCATAGACCAAAATGTATTTGTCACCTTTGCGAAATCCTTGAAGTCATCGTATGCCTTTTTGCGGACAATCAACCTGTCTAAGTTACCACTGTCCTTTGCAAAGTAAGTATTCGCCCACGCCTCGAAATTGTCGCCCATATCCGCCTTGTGCTTGCGCTTCATGATGTTACCCATGGGCGGTTGTATCTTAATACCGGAATGGACGGTGCTCAGATAGAACTGAAGGCAGCGGGCAAAGAAATTCAAGTCGGCATTCCACTCAGATTCTGTATAATCCGTTTGAGAAAAGAGATTTTTGCCGAAATCATCATAGATTGAACGAGTCTCTAAGTAATCGTTTTCATCGGTTTTTTGGTGGTAATAATCAGAAAATACCGTATATATCAACCGGGCATCGGAACTGGAGTCGAAGTTGCCCGGCACGTAATTCGTGCTGAAAGCGAACTTCGGGCTGCTCTCAAACTCAATATAGAAAGAATGGTTGTTTTTCGGGTTGACTGTCATACCTCCTGTGATACTGTCGTAAAACAAACCGGTATCCAAGTAACGGTGACAGTCATCAACGATGATGAAGTCGGTGTGCTGGTTGACTTGCTCAAACACGTGGTTATTATCCATCAGTTTCGGATTTCGTCCGGACAAGACTACAGTACGAAGAAACTGTTTCAGGGAAGTCAGGAAAAAGGACTTGCCCGAACGCCCATTGCACTGCCCCTCTTCGCCAATCTTGTTGTCCATGGCATACACCGCCCATGCCCGTGAGGGCGACTTGTAGCGGTGCAGGTTATAGCCAACCGCGAAGATCTTATTCACGAAATTCTGCTTTTGTTCATGAATCTCTTCGGCACTGAGTAATGGACCGGCCAAGTCGAATTTATGCTCCGCCCGGTAGGCGGCCGCCTGGTCCTGGTCTTTGTCCGCCCACAGTTCTTCTAACTCCTTGCGCCAATGAACACGACTGGAGTTGATAAGATAATCCATGTAGTGACTGTCATGTGGGTTGACGGTTACATCCCAACTCCCATCAGCTGCCCGTTTGATCGTGAAAGGCTCCGGCAGCACTTTCACCTTGTGGGGGATGATGTTGTTCGTCCAAACGTACACACCACCTGCCTCTTTGACCTCTTCTATGCCGGAACCTGTAATCTTCCAGTTCACATTGTCGAAGAACATGGTCTGGCTGTTGAACGTGTGTGCGGTGAAATTCAGGTCAATCTCATCGAGCATAGACAAGCCGCTGCCTCCAACACGAGGAGAATCCAGAATCAGATTGCGTATATCGACAGGCAGGAACCGACGCATAGCGTCACTCTTCAGGAACGACACAATATCGCCAGCCTTGATCTCGCTGACCTTGAATCTGTCCACATGCACATAGCGGGGCGTATCGCTATTATCATCTTTCAGAATGTAATAGCCGTTCAGTCTGAGAAAATAATGTAGGTATGACGAGTTGATCGTATAGGTCTTGTTGCCGTTGCGCTGCCCGATTTTCTCCTCCCAGTACTGGGCAGGCATAGCCAGTGCCAGCAAGTTGCGGAAATCCTCATTGGACGGGTGCAGTTCTACATAATCACGGAAGTCCTTGCGCGGCTTGCCCCGGCGGTCACGGTACCGTCCCAAGGATTCGGGCAGCCACACGGTATAAATGTGCAAAAATTCCAAAGCCAGTTCCGTGCCCTTACGGATGCCTGTACTATCAATGTCGGGGATATTATAGAGACGCTTCACGTATTTCATGATCTCTTTAATTTCATCAGACGTGATCTTTTGTGTCTCACTGTTGAACCACAAGGGATAATACCCCAACGCCCGGACACACAGCGCATCACGCTCACCTGAGCAGATGAACGCCTCTTCGAGCTTCTGCGATATGTAAGGCTTGCCCTCATTGGCCGGATCATCAAAAAACTGCGTCTCTTGTGAGGCGTTCCATTTCGCCCAAGCAGTCTTCAGCTCGTACAGCCCATTGGTATAATACCGGGGTTTGACGCCATCAGGCGTATAGCTAAAACGCCACTGCTTGTCCGGATTCAACGGCTCATAAATCTTGTAGAAAGATTTTTCGCTCTCCGGCTTGCCGTCCGCTCCGGGAATGACACACTGACGCATCAGAATCGGGTAAGTCGGTGTGGTGTATTTGGTGGTCACCTCGCGGTTCTTGACGTAGCTGATTGACTTGGCCACATGCCAATGCAACGCATCGCAATGCTCCTGTTTCACACGAGGGCCCAGTATGGCAAGCTGCTCAGGAGTAAACGCTTCTTCAAGTTCGAAGAACCGGGAACCTTCAGCTTCATCAGCCGAAGCCGGTCTCTTGCGGATATCAGGCTTGTTGACGGAATGCTTCAGTTCGTCGGAAACATTATAGCGCGCCGCCAACAAGACAACGGCCTCGCCAAAACTGACGTGCTCCTCCCTCATGCAAATATCAATCGGGCTGGTAGCCGTTCCCTGGTCACCAAAATCGGTCACCTTGTAACAATCACCGTATTTGCGTATGCATGCGGACGCATCGTCTTCGTCCGGACGAATCTTAAATTTTTTACGGTTATCAACACATCCCTCGGCCTGTGGATAATAATACAGAATGATATCCAGACCATCATGAGAAGCGGCATATATATCTGAAGCTTTTATCATAGAGTCTTATATTAGCGGTACAAAATTACAGAGTTGCATTTTTTTCGGAAAGACCAGCCTCTCCCCCTGCCTTTAGGGGAATATCATAGTCTCTCTTGCGAATGTTATGTGTGCCTGCATAGCAGCGTCCGTATCCGTCCCAGAACACGCGCCTGTTAGTCGGAATCCGGCACATCACTCCATTCACCAGTTTTCGCTTGAGCACACGAATGGCACCTGTCACCTTGCGGACCTCACCGGAATGGTCGGTAAGAAAGAACCGGGAGAAGGACACCCCCTCGGGTTGTGCCAGCTCCCATTCCCGGATAGTATATAGTCTGTATTGATTCATCATCAGAACTTTGTTTTTAGCGATTCAATAAAACAGCTCATCACACGCATGTGTACACCTTTGTGCTCTTTCAGATTTTCAGGGCTACCGGTTATTGTGATCTTTATCTCTTCACCAGCCCAATCTATATGCAGCGAGGCAACCAATGTCTGTATGCCGTCTTCTACAGTAACCGTAACCGTTTCTTTGACCGGAAGAAGTTCTTCAGCTGGCACCCATCTGCTCTCCCGTTCTCCGGGCCTGCGCACTTCATAACGGATGTGCTTTTTACCATTCATCACAAAAAATGTGCTGTCGGCTATGGTAGCAATGGTGTTATCGTTCAGTCTCACCTTTTGTCCTTTTTTCATAAGTTCTCCTTTCTAATCTGTTTTAAATATTAATCTTTTTCGATGAAAGTGTTAGTAGTATTCAACACTCCGGCTGAATCCCGATTTTTACCATCACGCACAAAAAAACTATCGCTTAACAGCCTTTCATAATCGATTTTATTCATAAGAATAACACTCGCATTGCCATCTATATACAGTTTGCATTGCATGAATTGAGTTCCTTTTACTTCCTCAATTACATCTATTTGCATTGTTCTTTTTTTACTCATATCTATATCGTTATGAATTAAAAAGCTCATCCATATCTTGATAATCTATGCAGTTTATAGGGATATATAAATCAGGGTCATCTAATTTGATGTCAGGTCCCCAACATTCTAGTTGTTTTGCGCAATCAATACAGAAATATTCTTCATTTTCCATTTTATTCCTTTCTATATCGTTCCGAATCAGACTAGACCAGTCCACTCATTAATCGTAGCATTCAAAGCCCCCATAACAAGCATCTTGTCACTTTCGTCATACTCCATAAGCACCTCCACCATCCGGTCACCATTACAATCATCGAATTCTTTTCCCGTCTGAATATTGACAGGAAGATCATTCTCATGGACTGCTCCAAGCCACGCTTCGAGCAATCCTTTGTTCATTTCCACTTTATCACTTTTCATAATCTTTATTTCATTTGATTTTGATGCCAGTAGGCAATCAACTCGCCCACGTTACGCACCTTGATTTTTGCTTTAATATTTTCTCTATGCCGATTAACGGTACAAGGTGATATGTGCAATTCTGCTGCGATATCGTCCGTCTGGTAATTGGATGCTATTAACCGAAACACTTCCATCTCACGTTCTGTCAATGAAGTATTCAACTCAGGACGACATATTACCCCCTCATGCTCACACTCGCCCCGAAGAGGACATTTAACCTCTTCGAAAACAAATAGACCATCTCTGTTTATATCTAAATTATGCTGATCATATTCGCCGAAATTACAGCGTATGAATCGATGAACAACCCGGAATTCATAATACCAACGATTCATTGTACTGCTTGAATAAATCTGCATCAAACGAGTATGTGCTTTAGGGTATCGATCTCGAATAACTGATAACATGCACTCTATCGTCGGGCGGTTGTTCTCATCCAAAACCACAGCCGGCCGCCCTAACTCCTTCATCATAACATCCCCTTCGGGCGTGTTGTAGAACTCTATGTTGGCTATCTCATTCATCTTTAGATGGGAACAATTCTTCAACACTCATACCAAGATATTCGGCTATGATTTTTTGCTTAATAGGAGCAGGAGGATTCAACCCGTTTATCCACCTGTACACCGATGCCGGAGTAGAGCACGTGATTTCTGCTAACTTTTTAATAGTATCCATCTGCTGATTCGGCAAGCTCTTCATATAGTCTGTAAATACCATAATTGATAAATTATTAAAGTTTTATATTCGTTTAATATCTCTTTTTACTAACTTAGCTACGTGAATTTATTAACATGATGTAAATATGATAACTATATTTATCATAAACAAATAAAATGATATTTATATTTATCATGTTAACTTTTATTATATATATGATGATAAAGCAACGCTTACTTGACATCTGTGAAGCTCTAAATATATCAGCTAATCAATTTAGCATTGATATAGGTATGAGCAGATCATACATAGCTAATTTAAAAAAGGACATAACAACAGAAGTACTGCTAAATATATATGTCAAATACCCTTCAGTTAATATCATGAGGATTATTACTGGAGAAGGAGATATCTTGCTTTCCAAACAAAATTTGCAGATTGACAATTCTTTTTTTTTAGAAAAATATAATCAGCTTGAAATCGAGAACAAGAAATTGCTTTTGGAAGTGGGAGAACTAAAAGGTGAACTCAAAACAATCAAAAAACATGCCCAAGTGGAAGACAATGCAATATGTGCCGATGCAAGCGGATCAGATTTGGAGAGATAGAATATATAGTAAAAAAATATTAATAATCAAAACGATAGGGAACTATATCTATAAAATAAATAGGACATATTTCGGACACACACATATAATTTTAACCCATTTCGGGAATGTATATCGTTGATTTTCAATCACAATCATCTTATAAAAAGACAAATAAGGTCAGGCCTCCGCAACTAAAAAGAGGATAAATGATTGAATCACAATCTTTTATCCTCTTTACTTTTAAAACAGTCGGACAAAAGTCGGACAAAAAATAATTGAATTCATTAACGGTATACGTTTTCGAACTCG